AAGGCGGAGGGTTGGCATAGGCAAGGGCCGACGGAGAATTTGATGTTTATTGTGGATGAAGCGAAAGGCATACAGGATGAAGCGATCTTCCATGCTGTTGAGCGGTGTCAACCCAGTCGGTTATTGATGATGAGCAGTCCTGGGGCGGCTAGTGGGTTTTTCTATGAAGCCTTTACGAAGCAGAGAGACAGGTGGGACACGTTTACTGTCACGGCATTTGATTGTCCACATTTGACGAAGGGCTGGATTGAGGAACAGATAGCGACTTATGGGGAGAAGAGTCCGTTGATCCGGTCGATGATTTATGGGGAGTTCGTGGATGACAGTGATGATGGTGTGGTTTTGAGTTTACGAGAACTTGAGGAGTGCCTTTCCCAGCCCCCACCAAGGAGTGAGGGAATGAATGTGGCTTTTGTGGACTTCGCTGCTGGGGGAGATGAGACGGTGTTTTGTTTGCGGAAAGGCAATGAGATCACGGAGATGGAAACTTGGAAGGAACGGGACACGAACAAGACGATAGGAAAGCTGATAAACCTTTTTGATAAGCACGGACTTGTGCCGGACGAGATTTACGGGGATGAAGGTGGATTAGGATTACCTTTGTGCGATGCGTTGATGGATGCGGGGTACGACATCCACAGGGTGAACTTCGGGGGCAAACCTTTTGACCCGCGCTACCAGAACAGGGGCGCGGAGATGTGGCACACTGGAGCGAGGACAATAGCGAGCAAAGAGGTGGTGTTACCGGAGGATAAGAAACTTCATCAACAGCTTGTGACCAGACGGGTGGAAGTAAACCGGCAAGGCAAGTTGGGATTGGAACCGAAAGACAAGATGAAGCTGCGGGGGTTGGCTAGTCCCGACAGGGCTGACGCGGTGCTGGGAGCGATAAGTTGTGGGGGCGGTCTGGGAAGTAGCTGGGAAAGGTATGATGCACTTCAACGCCCCACCCTGACGCAGTTATACGAGGAAGCAGACGCCATGACCCAGAGCGACATCGCACCTGGGGGGATGTTCACAGGGTATTAGACAATCATTTTCCCTGCTTTTTGATTGGCAAAGAGATTTGTCGATCATGGGAGCCTTATTCGTCGTTATACGCTCCTACGGAGTTAATCCCCCCAATTAAACCCGTAAACAGATGGGAGCCTAATTAGCTGTAATAGGCTCCTTGACAGGTTTGGGAAAAAATAGGGGAGGTTATTTTTGCCCATTAAAACCCTTGACGATAGGGGCGTATAATAGGGGTTTTCGTCCCCTAAACAGGGGGGACGTAATTAGTCGTTATAGGCTCCTTGACAGTTTCCGAAGTAAAAAACTGGAGGAATTTCGGAATACTTGAATCTTTTCTGGATTAAAATCGTCTATCCAACTATTGCGTTAACGTGTCACATTGTGTTAAGGGGGTTTTAGTGAGTGACGATGTGTTGGGCGTGGAGATCGCGTCAACGGCAGTCTTGGTGAGATACTACTTCAATTCGCCGCATGAATCAGAGTCACCCACTTATTTGAATTTATGAAACAACCAAACAAATACGGGCATATTAAGCCCACCAAGAAGGACATCAAGGAGGGGAAACCCGCGAAGGGGGATCGGCGCGGAAGGAGACGGGGCCGATGAGTAAATTTACCAAGGCACAACAGAAAGCCAGAAAGAAAGCGGGGGGTTCCAATGTGGGCGAATACCCGAATGTAAAGAAGTTCGCTGGCCCCAGTGGCGGCGCACCTAAAGGGAGCTTCCCGATTAACACGAAGCAACGCGCAAAATCAGCCATTAAACTGGCGCATAATGCCCCGAATCCTGAAGGGATAAAACGCGCTGTCTGGAAAGCGTACCCCACCTTAAAGAAATGAGTCAGAAACTTTACAGCCTCATCATTGACGACATCAAAAGCCGAGCGCGTTGGGAGAAACGGCAGAGTTTATGGTATCGGATGAGGACAGACGGTTTGCGGCGTAAAAGCAAACCATGGCCCAATGCAGCGGATATGCATTTCCCGCTGATTGACACCACTGTTAACAAATTAAAACCGGCTTTCTTTCAGCAAGCCATGGGGTTGGATGTGCTTGCCACCTTTGTTCCCATGCGAAGCCAGATGGGCGGGTTTACCACCGCAGCAGAACAATGGTTTTCCTATAAGCTCCATGAGAAAAGTAATTACTCCACGGAGGTAATGAGTTGGATTGACCATATGCTTGTCGGGGGTCACGGGGTTATCAAGACCATCTGGAATCCGGACAAGAAACAGGTGGAATTTCAAGCCATTGATCCCATGCACATTATTGTGCCGCCGTGGACAAAGGAAATTGACGGGGCAGACCGCATTACACAGGTAATTCCCATGAGCTTGGAAAGCTACAAGCGAGCGGGAATCTACGACACAAGCAAGTCAGTGATAAACCGGATTGTCGGGAGTGAAGATGATGATTCAGGAATCAGTAATGAACTGAAGAACGACAAACTCCTGCGGGAAGGTTTAACCTACTCGCCGGACAAGGATCAAGTGGTGGTCTGGGAAGTCTACCAGCACAACGAGGAAGGTGAGTGGGAGATGGATTGCTTTTCTCCCCAAGCCCCCGATGTGAAGTTAAGGGAATCCATGAAGGTTCCCTATGACCACGGCCAACCTCCTTTCTCCTCTGCAAAATATGAGATCACAGACGGTGGTTGGTTCTCTCCACGCGGGGTGTGCGAAATGCTCGCACCATTTGAGGAGTCACTGACCAAGGCATGGAACGAGCGAATGGACGCATCCACCCTGCTCAACAAACCTTTGTTCAGGGCCGAGCGTGATTTACCCAACTCCATCAATTTACGGCTGAATCCTGGGCAGATTCTTCCCTTTGGAATTGCTCCGGTAGAGATGCCCAGTACCCCCATTGATTTTGACAAGGAGATGGCGCAAACGCAGTCGATTGCCGAACAGCGCGTAACGGTTCCGGACTACGGAATCATGGCAGACAGAGACCGCCGCACGGCCACGGAGATTGAGTCGGTTAACGCTCAAGCCCAACAAAACATGGACTTGCGTCTGCGCCTTTTCAGGCAAGCCTTGGGGGATTGTTTCCGTCAGGCATGGGGCTTGTTGCTCCAGTTTGACAAGAAAGATTTACAGTACCGTTTCCTTGAGGACTCACTGGCGATTGATCCTGCGGCATTGCACGATGAATACCAGCTTGAGCCACGCGGAGGCATGGACATGGTAAGCAAAGCCATGCTGCTCAACAAGGCAGTGCAAAGAAAGATGCTTTTCCAGAACAGCCCGTGGATTAACCAAGTTGAACTGGACAAATCAATTATCGAACTGGAAGACCCGTCATTACTGCCGCGTCTGGTTCAAGACCCGAACCAGAAACAGGGTGATGAGGTTGCAGACGAACAGAAGATTATCCCCGCTTTGATTATAGGCCAACCGTTCCCCGTGCAACAGGGCTTGGATTATCCGGCTCGCATCGGGGTTATCATGGCGTTCCTTGAACAAGCAAGACAAACGGGGATGCAAATTAGTCCACAAGGACAACAAGCCATTATTGGACGCTTGGACGGGTTACTGTCAGCCATGGAACAGGTGGACACGAACAATGCGCGGTCACTCCGCAAGGATGTTCAGGGCTACCTTGAGTCACTTGGGATGATCCCATCAGAGCAACAAGTGCAGGAACAGCAAACCATGGAAATGGCACAGGCAGTTGCTCCCCAACCCCCTGCCCCACCGGCCCCTGCGCCCGTGGAGGAAATGGTGCAGGAAACCGAGACGGTAGTGCAGCAGGGAGACTATTAAATATGGCAGATGATGAGGAAAAACGTCTTCGCCGACTTGCGGCTCTTGCTGATGCTGAAGTGGAGAACCCCAATGAAGCTAACATCCCTTGGGCGGCAGGGATAAATCCTTTCAAGAAAGATGATGATGACACAGGGATGACTCCGGAAGAGTTTCTAAAAGCATCTGAAGATAATAAAGATTTGCCGAAGTTTACGATGATTAAGGTTGGAGGCGGGTTTTACAAAGGAAGTGGGCTGAAAGTTAAAATCCCTGCCATAAACGAAAAGGGATATGAAATTGTCCCAATGAACAAATACACTGACCCCTTAAATGAGCATCCTTACCACAGGGGAGGCAAACATAAGGAGTATCCCGTTTGGGAGAGGATGGCAGAAAACAGCACAGAAAGAGGCGATCCAATTAGCGAAACGGCAGTTGGATACGGGGCAGATTTAAGGGCGTCTGCGCGAGCATTGTTTGACCCACATAAGAAGTATCCGCACAAAGATACAGGAGATGTTGAGCAAGACATAAAAAGGATAAAGGAGTTTTACGAAAAAGATAAGGAAAGAATAAAACCATTATCTTCTTATACAAAAAAAGAACTCGATCAAGCCGAGCAAGTATTTAGCACTAGATACGGAGGACGGCAAATGAAGGGGAAACGACCATTGGCAATATCAGCACCTTAACAGCAATGAGCAGGATTTTAAGATTTATCAAGACCGCTTGGGCGTTAAGCCGGAGTCTGCCTTGGATAGATGAAGCTGAATGGGAGGCTGGTGATGTTAATTCACTACGCAACTTTCTGGTGTCCGGATCGGGGCGTAGGTTTCGGAGGATTATGTTGAACATGGTGTTGCGACAAAACGCGGCTGTTGTATCACAACGTGACACCGACCAGTTGACGTTTGAGGCAGGGTACGCCAACGGAATGAGAACCACGGTTCATGCAGTGGAGTCAATGGCTCGCAACTTGGAACCGGAAGAAGATTTACCATCGGATGTAATCGGGGTCGGACGTTCGATGAGTGAAGACCCCACAGCACGGTCTGTCTTTTGATTGCGTGGACAGAACGAGGATTAAGCGATCATAGGGAAGTATTGTATGCCAGAAGAATCCAGTGAAGTAACCGCTGAACAACTATTGGCCGCTGCCACGCAGTATGACGCTGCGGTGGAAGCGGGTGAAGAACCGAGTGTAGTCATCGAGCCTCCAGAGGAGGACGCGATTCCGCCGGTTGAAGAAAACAATGAGGAAGAAGCGGAAGCCCCACCGGAGCTTGAAGCAGACAATACGGATAACGAAGAGAGTTCATTGACAGAAGCCGAAACTCCGGAACCGGAGCAGAAGCCAAAGAGTAAGTACGCCAAGAACCGTGAGCGTTTGAACAAAACCTGGGCCGAAGCCAATGAGGTGAAGGAACAGAACAAACGCGAGAAGGAAGAGATTGCAAGGGAAAAGGCGGAGATTGAAACCCTCCGCACCAAGTTGCAGTCCGGCTCCGATTACCGTGATGAACACGGTCACACGGCGAAGGACTACGAGGAAGCTGCCGAGAACTTCACGACTGAAGGTGATGCAGACCTTGCCAAAGCCGCCAAGGCCAAGGCAGGGGAATTGGAAAGCAAAGGCAAAGAGGTTCAGACTGAAAGGTTAAGAACTCAAGCCCAGCAGGAATGGAACGCGGGACGGGAACAACTCTACAAGGAGATGCCCGATCTGCGTAACGACTCCCATCCACTCACCATCGCAGCCAATGAAGTAATCAAGTCGCATCCGGACTTGCTCTATGCGCCCCGTGCCGAGGGACTGCGCCACGCAGTCAAGGCGGCACAGGACAAGCTGGAGGCTCAACAGGTTACAAAGGTGAAGGCTGAAAACAAGGAACTCTCTGACAAACTAAACGAACTGGAAAAGAAAACATCAATCACGGGTGGATACAGCAATGGGAAGCCGGATGGTGAGAAAGCATTTGACGACATGAACGACGATGAGCAGAAGCAATCATTATTGCGTGCTGCCATGGCCCATGACGACAATCTTTAATGCCTACGGTGTCACATTGTGATACGTCAATGATTGTTTAGGAACTAGAAAGTATGGCAACAACAACCACTACTACACTGTCCAACCAGTATCAGAACTATTTCAGCAGGAAACTGTTGTCCTATGCTGTTCAAGCACTGGTTTTGGATCAGTTCGCCAATAAGGCTCCCCTCCCTGCGAGGGCGGGTCACAAGGCGATTACCATGTTTCGTTATGGCGCACCTTCAACTTCTGCCATTGAGGCATTAACTGAAGGCACTGCACCTAGCGGAACTCGCGCTCTCTCTCTTGCAAAAGTGGAGAAAGCATTATCACAACGCGGACAAGTCATTCAGTTGACTGATATTCTGACGGCTACTGATTTATTCAATAGCCTTTCGCAGAGCATCAAGACTAATGGACAGGATGCCGCGCTAGACATGGATACCATCACCCGCAACACGATTGTGGGATCAAACGTGGCAGGAGACGCCATGGAAAACACCTATTCCACCTACGTTCTGGATAACAGCGACGAACTCGTTGAGTTGTATGCTGACGGAACGAAGGAGACATGGGCTTCGGGTTCCGGCTCTGCCGAGTACACCACGTTT